TTGCCTTTTTTACCAAAAATTATATCGTTTATAAACGTGAAAATATTAATCATCTTTTAAATCAGTTCCTAATAGCTTTGCACCCTTTAATTTAGCCTGGTATTTATATAAATGTTTTTTCCAAGTATGATATTCGTAGAATTCTCTCAAATATCTAAACCAATTAATTATCATCATAAATCTATATTTCATAATATTATTTAATTATCACTTTTGACGTTGCAATGAATATATTATCATTCAATTCATAAAAGATTTTCTGCACATCTTTCATAAACTCTTCTGCTACCTCGTCATTAAATTCTGTACTAAATGCAAATGCAGGTGCCTTCTTACCAGCTTTTATATTAAGAGCAGTATGACCCAAAGCAACACCAGATTTAACGTAAGTTATACTCACACTTACTTTACCTTCTTGCTGAGTAACACCACCTTGTGTAAATTCTTTTTCCACCATAATATCATCACCATCCATCTTAACAGGGCAATTCAAATATTTTGCACTACTTAAAAGATTAGCAATATAAGTATTAAAAAGTCTCTGATATGCCACAGCTCCAAATGGATTATCCAAAATAGGAATTTCCCATAGAAAGTTTATTGCATCATCACTCCAAATAAATTCTTGTCGATCGATATCTTCTTGATCGATCATACCATCAGCCAAAACTTCCATTGGCGCTCTAAAACAAAGAATATTACCTATAGGTAATACCTTATCTTTAAAGAATTTGTATGCAAATCTACCATGAAGTAAACTGCCGTCATATTTATCG